TCCGAGTACTCATCGGCTCAATCAGCCAAACATTGGCGAAACAATACTCCCGACGCATCCGCGAAACCTTAGAACGACCCGTCAGGTTCTCCCCCGACCCAGAACAAGTACGCAAAGGACTTGTCATGGAACCAGAGGGCTGTTTGGCGCAGGATTACGGGCGGTTCAAACCGTTAGCGTCCGGTTCGTTGTGGCGCGCCGAAGAATTCGTGGTTGAACAGTACATTCCTGGCGGGTTGGACAACAAAGAACCGACCGTGTCGGCGTACGGCATCGATTCAGAGTTCATCGGTCACCGTGCCGACCTCTGCCTGTTCGATGACGTGGCGTCACCGGAGAACGCGAAGGAATCTGTTGCCCGTGACCGTCTGTTGGAACGCTGGGATTCGATGGCCGAGGCACGTTGCGACCCTGGCGGTGTCGTCGCAGTAGTCGGGCAGCGGCTCGGCCCCGGCGACCTGTACAAACATTGCCTCAACAAAGTCACCTACGAAGACGTAGACGACGACGATGACGGTGAAGACATGACTGTCGAAGAAGCACTCGCCGATCCGGTCATGGTGCCCAAATATCATCATCTGATCTACAAGGCGTACTACGAGGAACTTGACACCGGCAAAAATTCGCGTAAGAAAACCGCTCCACCGTGGCCTGACGGCCCAATGCTCGACCCCGTGCGCCTCCCGTACAAAGACCTGTCGTTCATAAAACACAACCAGCCCCAGAAATTCCGTGTCGTCTACCAACAAGAAGACATTGATCTTGATTACCAGCTCGTAGAACGACCTATGTTGACAGGCGGGATCGCGTCGGACGGCATCCAGTACACCGGCTGCATTGACAGGGAACGCCAACCAGGGTTCCTGCCACGCGGACTGTCAGCACCGTGGGTCAGCATCGTGTCAGTCGACCCGTCACCCGCGAACTTTTGGGGTGTCATCTGGACTGTCATCCAACCCGATCTCGGCCTTTACCATGTGATCGACATTCTCAGGGTCAAACTGACCGCCGAAGAACTGTTGGGCTACACGATGGCAACAGGCACCTACTCCGGTGTCCTAGAAGACCTGATCGAACGCGGCGAAGACCTCGGCTACCCGATCTCCCACATCGTTGTCGAGGTGAACGCGGCACAGCGGTTCCTGCTCGCACACGACTTTGTGCGTCGCTGGCAGGCGTTACGCGGCGTCCAAATCGTTCCGCACACCACAGCCCGCAACAAGATCGACCAGAACCTTGGTTTGGAAGCGTTGATCCCACCTGTTGTCCGTTCCGGTTCCCTACGTCTACCCACCCTGTCAGGGAACTGGAAGACGTTGGCGTTGGTGGACGAACTTGTCACCTGGACACGCGACAAAAAGAAAGGTACTGACCTTGCGATGGCGTTGTGGTTCATGCTGTTGAACGCACCCAAGTTCACGCAGGCGAAACCGCCGCCCCGGTTGTGGCGACCATCATTCCTTTTGGATGGATAATGATTTGCGAAAACTGTGAAACCGTGTTTGATCCGGTGGCGACACGATGGAGATGCCCGTCGTGCGGTCTCAAACATCATTGCTGCGGATAATGCTATCCTAGAGGCGAGAATGTCGGACGTTCGGAGCCTGTATGCGGACTATTGAAGAAATCGTCGCCTTATATAACCATCGGCGTCGTATCCTTGGCCCAGTCCATGACCAGATGCAAGCGGTTCGTGAACTTGCACGCGGCGACGTGATCGTCCCTCTCAACGAGTTAGACGCGAACGCCCGCGCCTCCGTCGCTAACCTGCTGTCCATCGGCCTCGACCAAATGTCGATGCGGGTCGCATCCACCATGCCAACCCCGTATTTCCCGCCGATGAAAGAAGCATCGCAACGATCCAAAGACCTCGCGTCGCTTCGAAAAAAGACAATGATCTCATTCTGGGATCACAACCGGATGAACATGAAGTTGCGTCGCCGCAGCCGACATCTGCTCGGCTACAGCACGTCACCTGTCATCGTGAAACCGTGTTTCCGTACAAACATGCCGAAATGGCATCTCCGCAACCCGCTCGACACCTACCCTGCACCGTCCGACGATCTTGACAATCCGGTGCCGGACGATGTGATCTTCACCTACCGCAAACCGTACCAATGGTTGGTCGCCATGTACGGCCCGATGATTGACGGCAAACTGCGTGTCGGCGACCCCGATCCCGATACCATGTTCACCCTTATCGAATACGTTGACGCGGAACACATGGTGATCGGTGTGCTGGGCGCACCCGACGACCCGATGCTTCCACCCGCGCAACGCGCCGGCATGGAAGTAATGGAGTTGGAACGTGTCAACAACCGGACTGGGATGCCGATGGCGGTCGTTCCGCAACGCATCACGATCGATCAGCCACGCGGACAGTTCGATGACATGCTCGGCATGTTCTACACGCGGGCACGTTTGCAGGCACTCACCGAAATCGCTATCGAACGAGGAATCTTCCCTGACGAGTATCTTGTTGCACGTCCTGGCGAGAACCCCGAACTAATCCAGATCGCGGACGGCAAGACAGGTCAGCTCGGTATCGTCAAGGGCGGCGACCTTCAGATTCAGCAGGTCAACCCCGGTTACAAGACTGAGCAGGCGTTGGACAGGATTGAACGCCAGGAGCGTTTGGAAGGTGCGATCCCTGCCGAGTTCGGCGGCGAGTCAGGCACGAACATTCGTACTGGCCGGCGAGGTGAGAACGTGCTGTCCGCAACGGTTGATTTCCGTGTGCAGGAAGCACAGGAGATTTTGGCGTCGTCGCTGCTCGAGGAAGACAAAGTTGCTATCGCTGTCGATAAAGCGTATTTCGGTAACCAGCAGAAGTCGTTCTTCATTCCTGGTCGCGCCAATGTTGACAAAGCGGATTATACGCCGAACAAACTGTGGGAAACCGATTTCCACCATGTGTCGTACTCCGCTGCCGGTTCCGACGTGAACAACCTCATTATCGGTTTGGGTCAGCGGATGGGCACCGGCATGATGTCGAAAGAGTCGGCACGCGAAGCCGACCCGTTGATTGACGATCCAGAGATGGAACACGACCGGATCACCTCCGAAGGTGTCGAGGCCGCGCTGCTCGCATCAATCCAGCAGCAGGCGTCACAGCCAGACGGCCCATACCAGCCTGCCGATCTTGCATCTCTTGTCCGCAAGGTAATGGTTGAAAACAAATCATTGTTTGACGCTGTCGCAGAGGTTGACCAGGAGGCACGCGAACGTCAAGCCACCGAAGCCGAAGCGATGGCACCGGAAACGATGCCTGGTTTGGCAATGCCCGGTATGGGCGCGGAACAACCGATGGCTGCACCTCCCCCCGGTGCTGGTGGCATCGAAGGTTTGCTTGCACAGTTGGGAGCGTAAATGTCTGACACAGGCTCATACCCGAATCGCAGCGATCTTCGTGATGCCGCTACCCGTCAGGTGCGGTTCACCGGCCAAACCTACGGCGAGGGTGCGTCGCAGGCACGCTCACAGCAGGCTGTCCCACCGGGGGCACCTCCTGCTGTCGTGCAGGGTCAGCAGATGGGTGCACAGGCTCGTCCTCGCCCTGGCGGTAACGGCGCGTTGGGACGCCCAACGGAACGCCCAGACGAACCGATCACCGCTGGCGCAGATTTCGGGCCCGGCCCTAACTCGATGCAGGCTGGTATCCGACCGCGTTTCATCCGTGAAGATGAGGTTCAGCAACGGTTGATCCAGTTGTATCGCAAACACCCAAATGAAGGGCTGCGTCTTCTGTTGCGCCGATACACGGATATGCAGTTCTGATGGGTGTTGAGGACTCGCTGTACGACGACGAGCAGCAGTTACGTCGCGAACTCGTTGAAGAAGAATACGACGTTTTGCGGTATGTCCGCGAAGCGAACGAACAGCAAGCTCAGATCATTGATGACATTGTCGCGTTCGCCCCGAATGCACCAGGAGAACTGATTTATCCGTTGGCGATGGAGGTGCAGCAGGGCACCATGTCGTTGGAGGACGCAAGCCAGATGGCTGTGGACAGCGTCCAGTTCATGGGGCAAACCGCGATCGAACGTCAACCAGAACCTAAGAACTGGTGGGACAAGATCACCGAAACAGGTTTTGAAGCGTTGAAGACCGGCACCAAGTGGGGTCTTGCCGGTTTAGAGTTTGTGCCTCAGACGTTGACGAACTTGGCGTCTCGCCAATATCAAGGGTTGCAAGCGGGTGTGAGCCAGATCCCCGGCCAAGATGGTTTCGGGTATGGCGACTACGAAGCACCAACTAAAGGTGTGTTCGATGGTTTGTTCGCTTCAACCGATCTGGGTGCGTTGTTGTCTGGCGCAGAGTCCGGCAACGGATATTTCATCGGTGAAGCAGCGAAAGAGTTCCAAGAGGAAAACGCCCGCGCATACCGTGGCACGATCAACGGTGAAGCATGGACGTTAGGGCGCGGGTTCGCAAACAACTTCTTCAACCCAGATTCGCAGGCGTACAACATCACATCTGGGCTACTTGATGCTGCCGCTGCTATCGCTGTCCCGTCAATCCCCGGTTCTAAAGCGGTAACGAAAACTGCTCGCGGTGTTGGCCGTACGGTCGGCAAAGCTGATGAGGCTGCTGCCGCGACGGAACGTGTGTTGCGTGCCGGTCGTGGCATAGTCGCAATTCCGGGTTCTCGACGTGCCCGTCTAGCTGGCGTCACTTATTCCAGCCGTCCGCACATTGATCGTTCTTCTGTTGGCCGTTGGTTGACTTCACGCCAAGGCGAGGCTGTCAAAGAACGCCTCGTCAACGTCAACAGCATCGAAGAAGCCAAAGACATGTTCCGCAACGCAGACGCCGACTTCTGGCTGCGTGTTGTCGAAGCCGACACCGTTGACAAAGTTGACGACTTGCTGAAAGACCGCCTCGGCCTAGAAGGTCTAGCACGCACCGACGACATCCGTATTGGACGTATGGCCGACCGCAGCCGCGCACGCCTCGGCATCCAAGACTCTCGCAGCATCGCCGGCAAAATCTTGCCTTCCCGAATCAAACAGGGCTACCAGTCGTGGTGGGCACGAAACTTTGCACCTGTCGCAGGCCGCGAAATGGTTGTCGTTTCGGACGACATCCGTGACCTAACACAAACCATCGAGAACGCCAGCAACTATCTCCGCACGTTGCGTGTCGGCACCGCAGAACGCGACCAGATCCTTCGCACAATGACCCGCGCTTTGCTGTCACGCGGCGTTGACGGCAACATCCAAGACGCAATGAAAGCGTTAGACGACGCTGTGATCCGCGAACTCAGTTTGAAACGAGTTGGTCGTCGGGCACGCAAACGTATTCAAGACGGCACAGCGACAGCAGAGGACACGGCTGCTCTGGCAGCGCAACAAAAGTTCCATCGTGACGTGTTCGGCAAGTTTCGTAGCGATGTCGGCGAATACGACCTGTTCGGCACCATTGACGAATCCGGCAACACCGCTGTCATCAAAGGTTTGAACTTCACCGAAGACGGCGCAGTCATTATCGACGCTAAAGGCGATCTGATATCTGCAACAGCACACCTCCCGTCAGAGATGCGTAAATTCGCTGGTTACATGCCTGACGCCCGTGCTGTCCGTCGCGCCAGCGCACGCTACGAATTTCTTTGGCAACGACGCATGAAAGACCCTGAGAAGTGGGGCGACCCGTACTTGTTGACAGCGTTGATGGACAAAATCCAGCAAGACATTTGGCGTCCCGCAACGCTGATGACCGGCGGGTACATGTTCCGCAACATGATCGAGTCCGTCATCCGGTCAATGGCAACACCTGGTATCAAGTCCGGCCCGTTGCACCCGCTGCAATGGATGCGTGCCGTGTCCGGTCGCACATTCGCTGGTGATGTCAACGGTGCAGGATTCGCAGAAAACGCTGCTTTCGCAGGACGCCGAACCAACCTCGACTTCATCGAAGCGACAAACGCGAAACCCCGTGAAGCCGTTGACATTGCCGACGTTGAAAAAGCAGGGTTCCGCAGCGGCCATTACCGTCTGATCGCCCGCCCACGCGAAGCAGCACAAAACATGGATTATGTGCGTGGTGTCGCTAACGAACTTCGGTTGATGGCGAACACCCCGCTTGGACGCATCGCAGCAGACATCATGGAAATGGGTGGCAGCCGCGAAGAAGCCGTTGACGCGATGCGCCGCTGGCTGACCGGAGACGCCGCCACCGACTCCGATTTCGTGTTTCGTTACGGCACCCGCCCCGGTCAAGGCAAAGAAGAACTGAAACGCATCAACTCGCTGTGGCAAAACAAACGCATACGTCGCCAAGACACAGACGAAGTGGTACGAGGCAGCATCAACTTTGTAGATGAAGCAGGCAACGTCGATCTGGAAAACCTGTCGGTGTACCTCAACGACGTGATCGTCACCCGTCTGGAGCAGGTGACTGGCGGCAACAACGCGCTCATGTCGATGATCGCTAATTCGGTTCGTAATGGAACATTCTTGGATGAGGCCGGCGAAGTCAAGCCAGGGTTCTTGGACAGCACCGGCATCGGCGCGCTAGATGTGGACTCGTTCGACTATTCCGACGAAATGCTTGCCGAGATCGGCCGGCTCGTCAACGACCCCGACGCTGTCCTACCAAATCTGGTCAAAGCACCTGTCCCTGTTGACCAAGTGCGATTCGGGAAAACCGGAACAGTTGTTGGAGATGCATGGCGCAAAACGATTGACCATTTTTTTGGAAACGTGTTCGGCAAGAAAGAAGCGTTCCTCAACCGTTCCCCTGTGTTCCGCAAGTATTACTACCTGCGTATCAACGATCTGATCGGCGATAAGGGCGCGTGGGGCATCAAACAGGGCACCGCACGCGACATCATCGCCAATGTCCGTCAAGGAACTGTTGATCTTGCAGAACGCCGTGTCTACGCGTTGAAAGCAGCGAAGAAAAACAAGGAAGGTAAGCGTTTCTGGAACGGTGTCGAAATTGACGATGCCGAGTACAAACGCCTAGTTGACGAAGCCAACGATGAGCTTGCCAAAGCGGAAAAAATCTTTGACGATGAATATGCCGCAAGGTACGTCGGGTCGCGTGAACTGTGGGAAAAAATCAAAGCCCGTGCCGAAGACAACACCATTTTTGACGACGCCCTCGACAACGACCAACTTGACATCGCAGCAAAAGCGTTCGCCCTAGAAGAAACCAAGAGTGTGTTCTTCAATGCTGCCGACAAAAACAACTTCGCGGACATCCTCCGCATCGCCGTACCGTTCGGCCCCGCATGGGCTGAAATGACAAAGTTGTACTACAAGCAGGTTCTGTTGAAACCGAACCGCATCAAGAACATGGGTGTGTCAGCTCAAGGGTTCCGCGACATGGATCCCGACGGTGACGGCAAAGGTTTCGTGTACCCAGATCCTGTGACCGGCGAACTTGTGTTCAACTATCCGTTCTCCGATTGGATGATCCCGTTTGTCGGCGCAGGTGCCGGCGCGGTTCTCGGCGAAACATTCTTGGGTCGTGCCAGCCCGGTACGAGGCGCGTTGGCTGGCGCAGCGATAGTCGGCGGTGCCGGTTTGCTGGCACGCGAACGCATCTCCGAGAACCTTGGTGATATCAAACCGGAACTTGTTGCTCCTGTCCGGTCGCTGTCAATGTCGTTCAACGTGCTGCCAGGGTTCGGGCCTGCTGTGCAGATCCCCGCCAAAGAATGGTTGGGCAACAAACCTCAATACGACCAGTTGATGGAACTTGTTTCGCCGTTCGGTACGGAAGACCTCGGCATCGGCACCATCGCCCCTGCCTGGTTGGAGAAAGTGTACGAAGCGTTCTCAGCTGACCCTGACAACGACCGTTTGTACCTCGACCTGAAAATGGACGCATACCGCGCCTTGTTCACGTCCGGTGATTACGACAACACCAACGAAGAAGACATGGCACGCCTCGACGCTGACGCCGACTCAGTCGCTGCGTACCTGCTCGCATACCGTGGTTTCGCCCAATACCTTGGCCCTGTGCGAGGCAGCATCCAGTTCAACATCCCCACCGAATTCGATGGAACGATCACCGTTGAAGATAAGCAGTACGACATCGAGGGTGATTACATCCCGAACGCGCTGCTTTCTGCGACGTTCCGCGCCATGCAGGAATCCGACTACGAAAACGCGGTAGTTGACTTCCTGCGGACGTTCGGCCCTGACATGATGATGTACACCGTCGGTAAAACCCGCACTAAAACCCAAGGTCTTGATGCTTCTGCACAGTTCGGCGACTGGGAACGACGCAACGGTGACATCATGCGGGCGCACAAAGACGTGTACGGGTACTTCGCTCCAATCGGCACCGAGTTCGACCTGCAAACGTATCTGCGCCAAATCGAGAGCGGGACACGCGAGAAGATCACCGACCCAGCAGAAATCCGGCAAGATGCAGAAGCAGTCGTCGGCAAAGCCCTTTACATGGACGCCGTCCGCAACCTGCCCCAAAACCTGTCCGATGCAGCAGAAATCGAACTCGGCTTGTACCGCGACATGCTGGAACGCAACCTTCCTGGTTTCGAGTTCGCCCCGATCAACATTCGGGAACGCGCACAAATCCTTGACCAAGTCATCAACGCAGCCCGAAGCCCTCTGCTTGACGGCAACGAAGTCGCAGAACCCGCCCGCCTATACATCAACTACCGTGAACAAGTCCTCGCGGAAGCAATTCTGCGTAATAATGGTGTAGAGACACAAGGCTTGCTCGGACGTAAAGCAAATGCAGACCTCCGACAAGTTCTTAGACAATACGGCGATCAACTCGCCGGGAAATACCCAGAGTTCCAGCGCGTCTATACGCGAGTGTTCTACGACGAAGTGGATGTACTGCAATGAGTAACGACGACACCAACATCCCAGTAATCCAAACCGACGGCGAGCAGCCAGAAGAAGACATTCTTGCGCCGCCGTCAGTCCCGTCCGCGTACATCCAAGAAGATCCGTACAACCCCGATCCGCGTCCCGCATACGTCAACGGTGTGTACAACGCGTCGTACTCCGGCCCAGGCATTGTTGACCGCAACGGCCAACTTGTGATCGGCCCCGGCAACCAGCCGTACTACTACAACTTGAACAACGACCCGACGAAGACGTTTTTCGGAATGAGTGAGCAGCAACGCGCCACCATCCAAGACCGTATGGATGCACGCGGCATTTCGGTCAACACCCCCACCCAATACATCAACGCTCTCGGGTTCCTCATGGAACTCGGCAACAACATCGGTCGTGACTGGGAAACCGCGTTGACGAAACTGGAATCGATGACGCCGTTGCAGGAAGAAAAGGTGTACGCGCCCCGTTATCGGGTTACGTCACCGGACGATATCCGTGCGGTCGCGGACGAATCAGCTCGGCGTGTGCTGGGACGCAAATTCACCGCCGACGAACTCAACCAGTTTGTCCAGTCGTATCAGCAGCAAGAAGTCGCATACCAGCAGGCGATGGAAGGTTCTGGTGTGGTCACTTCCGCACCGAGTGTTGGCACGGCAGCGCAGACGTTCGCGGAACGTGTCGATCCGTCACAGGCGAACGCTTACCGTTTCCTTGGTTTCTTTGACCAGTTGGCCGGCAGTCTTAGGAGCAGAATCTGATGACCGACATTGAATACCTTCGCCAGATAGCCAATCTTCTAAACGAAGACGCTGCCGCATACCTGCTGAACCCGCAAAATTTCGACAGAAACGATCTGCCGTTTACAAACGCTGTCCGCGACGCTCTCGACGCTGTCCGCAACAATCTTGGTGGCGCAGACCGTCAACGGCTAGGGCAACTTCGTTATGTCGTCAAAAACCCCAACGATTACGGCGACGATCTCCGGGCTATCTATGGCATCCAAGGCGACGCCAAACAGAATCCTGAGCCGTCGCAACCCGAAGTTGCTGGGTTGCCAACCTACGCGCAGTATTCTCCGAACAATGCAGTCGGCACCGGAGCAGTTGGTGGCGGCCCAAGTTCCACCAATGACATCCCGCCGCGCCCCGGCAATAACTACCCAGACATTCTTCCACCGGCTGACGGCTCCGCTATGCCAGTCGTCAGCCCCGCGATCGGCGCAACACTCAGCCTGTTCAACCAGCAATTCCAACGGTTTTACCGGACTGGCGGCGGTGGCCTCAATGAAGCCGACCGCAAAATCATCATGGACGCGCTCCGTGACCCGAACTCGCCAGATTTCACAGCGTTAGCAAAGTTTTCCGCAACCACCACAGACCCGAGCAGGTTCGCAGCTCGCGCAGAACAAATCATCCAGCAACAAGGTTTGCTACCAGCAGAAGATTTCGGTCTTGACGAAGTCCGCGAATATACCGAGTTCGCAGAAGACATTTCTGTTTTCGAGGATTACAACTACAACCGGCGGTTGCGTCCTTACTACGACCCTGTCCAATCAACGATCATTTACATCTCAAAGGCTGAAGCGGAACGTCGCGGCCTCGCAGATGTGGAACTTGACGAAGACAAAGTTGACCAGTACGTCAAAAACTGGAGTGTGGTTCCACAGCAGATCACGCCCGCACCGAAACCCGGCCAATATGCGGGTGCTGCCGGCGTAACAGGTGTTCCAGGTGCGACGGGCACGCGACCCAGTACCGATCCCGATTACAGCGCATACGCAGGTGCAGCAGGAGTAGCCGGTGCAGCAGCAGCCCCTGCTGGAGCGACTTCTCCGTTCTTCATGGCCGCTGGTGTCGCTGGAATCCCTGGTAACACGAACCTTCGGTACACCGCACCGCAGCAACCCCAGCAGGCTACACAAGCAGAACCCACAGCCATTCCTGTCGGCCTCAACGCCGTGTTCGCCTTGTTGCGCGAAGGCATAACCGGCATCGTTGACGAAGAAGCCGTAATGGAATACTACGGCGACAATCCTCCAGACGACCCAACGGTGCAGACAGACGGGTCTGTGACAGGTGGCGGTGTCACCGGAGGTTCCGTGTCGGGTGGTTTGGGCAGCGGGGTGCAGGCACCAACCGCGCTCGACCAGGCAATCCCCGAAGATTGGCGAGACGCAGCACGCGAGGCATACCCCGGCTACTACGCCATTGTCCGCAACATCCCCGAAATCGCCGAACTACTAGAAGACGCGATCGCTGAAGGATTCACCGAACAAGAATTCCAAGCACGGCTAGAACAAACAAACTGGTGGAAACAAACCACCGCATCAGCCCGCGAATGGGACATCAACGGTGAACGTGACCCCGCGTCACAACAAACCCAGATTGACAACCGTGTCGCCCTCATCCGACAAGTCGCCCTCGACTCGTTCGGGGTACGGCTCGGCGCAGACTCCCTCAACGAACTCGCCAACGACAGCCTCCGACTCGGATGGACACAACAGTTCCTACTCAACGCCATCGGCGACGTAGCAACCCAATCCACCGCAGGCGTATCCCAGCTCCGCGCCGGTTACATCGGGCAACAACTACGTCAAACCGCGAACGACTACGGCATCGCCATATCTGACAACACGTTCAACAAATTCGTCAACCAGATCGCTGTCGGCCAAGAAACACAAGATACGTTCCAACAGTACGCACTCACCCAAGCGAAAAACCTGTTCCCGTCTGTGTCTGATCGTCTCGACGCCGGCGAAACCTTCCAACAGATCGTTGACCCGTACCGTGAACAGGCGGCACGACTGCTGGAAATCGACCCTGACGAAATCGATTTCACCCAGTCCGAGTACGTCAAAGCGTTGACCTACCAGGATGAACGCGGCGAGCAACGCCCGATGTCGTTCACAGAGTTCGGTGATTACATTCGGCAAACACGTTCGTTTGGTTACGAGTACACCGATCAAGCACGAAACAAGGCGTACCAGGTTGCTAACGATCTGGCGAACTTGTTCGGGAAGGCGTAACAATGAGCATGACAGAAACTCAACAGTCCGCGTACGACGTAATCAACGATCTGCTCCGCATGTACGGGCTGGAAGAACTCACGACGTTTGTTGGGAACATCATCACTCAAAGGGATGTGGTTGACACGAACGTGTTGCTTGGCGAGATCCGTCAACAGCCCGAATACGAGCAACGGTTCTATGCGAACAAACTCCGACGTGACGCAGGACTCAACGTGTTGTCGGAACCTCAATACCTTCAACTAGAAAACGACTACCGGCAGTACATGCGTGCGTCCGGTCTTCCGGCAGGTTTCTACGACAGTTACGAAGATTTCCAAAATCTGATCGCTGGCGACGTATCACGCGCAGAACTCGCTGAACGAGTCAACCAAGGCTACGAAGCTGTACGTTTCGCCGATCCGACCGTCATCGCCCAAATGCAAGAACTGTACGGGGTCAGCGAAGGCGACCTCGCCGCATACTTCCTCGACCCAGAGAAGGCCACCCCTGTTCTGCTGCAACGCGCACAAGCCGCTCAGACAGCCGCAGGAGCCGCACAGGCCGGTATGCAACTCACAACCGAAGAAGCCGAACGCCTCGCCCAAGAAGGCATCACAGAGCAGCAGGCACGCGCAGGAGCAGCAGCAATCACCCAAGCCGAAGAACTGTTCCAACCCACCACAGGCGAACAAGACGGCGCGTTCACCCGCGAAGAACAATTAGGTGCCGTGTTCGGAACAGATCCGGCAGCAGCACAACGTCTCCGTCAACGCCAACGACGCCGGCAAGCAGAGTTCGAAGGTGGCGGCGGGTTCGCCCAAGGTGCCGGTGGACAAGTCACAGGGTTGCAATAACACACAACATCTTGTGCTACAATTTCTGACGATGCCAAGATATGGCAGGAACCCCGCACAGCGGGAGAAATATGCAGCACCGTCATCTGCCTCCGGGTGACGGTTGGGCGAAGGAGTGTACATATGGACAGCGACATCGACCGCGATGACGAGGCAGGCCGCAATCCGCTACGCGACCGGATGAAGCAGCTAGAAGCCGAAAACGCTGAACTGAAAGCGCGAGCCGACGAGGCATCCGCAGCAGCCCGCGAACTGGCGTTCGTGAAGGCCGGAGTAGATCCGAACCTTCCGATCTCCAAGTACTTTATGAAGGGCTACGACGGCGACCTCACCGCAGACGCGATCAGAGAAGCAGCGATCGAAGCGCAAATCGTGAAAGACGCACAGGCCGAGCAGGTCAAGTCTGAAGCCCAAACGTGGGATCGTTCCACGCAGATGGCAGCAGACTCGTCAAGCGAAGCCCCAGTCGATTTCGTGACGCGCATCAGCCAAGCCAAAACACCGGCAGAGGTTGACCAGTTGCTGGCCGAAGCAAAAGCCCAAGCACTCTAGCCCCCTAACCGGGGCTACCATCCCGGAAGGACTCCATCATGGCCTATACTCAGGCTTCATCCCTCTCCGTCGACCAGGCGGCATTTGATCGTATCGCGTTCTTCGCGCTGCGTTCAGAGCTGTTGTTCGACGCTGTCGCCGACGTGCAGCCGACCAACCAGTCGATGCCCGGTTCCACGGTGACTTTCACCATTTTCAACGACCTCGCAGCCGCAACTACGGCTCTGACCGAGACGAGCGATGTGACCGCCGTCGCCATGAGCGACAGCCAGGTCAGCGTGACCCTCGCTGAGTACGGCAACGCGGTGCTGACCACCGCCAAGCTGCGTGGCACCTCGTTCCTCGATGTCGATACCGTTGCCGCCAACGTCGTTGGTTACAACGCTGGTATCTCGATTGACAGCGTGGTTCGTAGTGTTCTTGAAGCAGGCAGCAACGTCAACTACGCGACGGGCGGCGCAACCGACCCGACTTCGCGTGCGACCATCGCCGCTGAAGACATCATTGCAGCTGACGACCTCCGTAAGGTGACCGCACAACTTCGTGGCGACAACGTCCCGACGTTCAACGGTTTGTACATGGGTTACATCCACCCGGATGTGTCCTATGACCTGCGTTCGGAGACTGGTGCTGCCGCATGGCGCGACCCGCATGTGTACGTTGACACCGACATGATTTACAACGGTGAGATCGGCGCGTTTGAGGGTATCCGTTTCATTGAGACGCCTCGCGCCCCGCTGTTCGTTGATGGCGGTGCATCCAACGTGGACGCATACGGCACCCTGGTCATGGGCCGTCAGGCTCTCGCCAAGGCCCACTCGATCACCGATGGCAACGGCCCGAACCCTTCGATCGTGCGCGGCCCCGTCGTTGACACGTTGGAGCGTTTCCAGCCGATCGGTTGGTACTGGCTCGGTGGCTACGGCCGGTTCCGCGAGGCTTCGCTTCGCCGGATTGAGTCGTCGTCCTCGATCGGTGCGAACGCCTGATCCGAGTTCCCTCAGGCATCAGCCCCCTGCTTCGGCGGGGGGCTTTTGCCGTTGTGGGGGTCGGTTTGGTGCTACAATGACGGGTGCGGTCTAGACCACCTGGAGTGATTTGATGAGCATTTCAAACTATTTGGAAAACAAGTTGCTGGATGCCACATCTGGCACGTCGTATGCGTCTGCTGGCACTTATTTGCAGTTGCATACTGGTGATCCTGGTGAGGATGGTACGGCTAACGCTGCGACGGAGACGGCGCGGAAGGCTGTGTCGTTTTCTGCTGCGTCTGGCGGGTCGATGGCGTCGTCTGGGACTGTTGAGTGGACGAGTGTTGCTGCGACTGAGACGTATACGCATTGGTCGTTGTGGGATGCGTTGTCTTCTGGTAATGCGTTGTGGTCGGGGGCGTTGGCGTCGTCGGCTGCGGTGGTTGCGGGGGACACGTTCCAGATCACTTCGTTGACTTTGACTCTGGACTGATGGCGACTAATTTCCCTTCTTCGTTGGATTCGTTTACGAATCCGTCTGCTTCTGATGCGTTGGATTCTGTGTCGGTGCCTCATGCGGATCAGCACGCGAATTTGAATGATGCGATGGAAGCGGTGCAGGCGAAGTTGGGTGTGGGTGCGGGCACTATCGGTGACACCTCGACGACATACACGCCGACTTGGACAAGTAGTGGAACCGCTCCGACGTTAGGAAACTCAACGCTTAGTGGCCGCTACATCAAAATGAACAAACTTGTATGGGTGCAAATTTTGTTCATACGCGGGTCGACCGCCACCAACGGAACAGGCATCTATTATTGGTCGCTGCCATCAGGTATTACAGCACGGGCAGGTCTTTACGGTTTCATGTCCCAAGGAGTCGCTCGTTTGTACGACGCAAGTCCTGCCACCGTATACATAGGCCAAGCCTCGTTTTATGGCGGCGCGACCGATAAAATTATGGCTTACACATCAAGCAATGCCGTCGGTGCGACAAGCCCATTTACATTCGCTACTAATGATGAAGTCGTTATGACCTTCACCTACGAGGCGGCATGACATGGTTACCGTGACCTGTACAGACGACGACTGCCCGAACGGTGGCATTGACTACAACGTGCTTGGCACGCACGATTTCGTGGAGTGTGGTGGTTGTGGTGTCCATCTGGAACCGTACGATCTGCGTGATGACCCGCCGATGCCTGACATGGGGGTGAGCTGATGGCTACTAATTTTCCTGGTTCGTTGGATGCGTTCACGAATCCTACGTCGGGGGACACGTTGGATAATCCTCCGCATGACCAGCAGCACGCCGATATCAATGATGCTGTGGAGGCGATTGAGACGGCCCTGTTAGATGGTGCGCCTCTGCATATTGACGACGCGAACGAGCGGGTCGGCATCGGCACAGCGACACCTGCCCACCCTCTGCATGTAACTGGTTCGGATAACCGACCAATCCGTGCTGAATCATCGGTGTCTGGTTCATACATTGACATTCAGGACTCAGCAACCACAGGCGAGGGTTATGTGGCTATCGGTGCTGTTGGCAACGAGGCGCGAATCATTGCTGGTGGCAGTACTAGAGTGACGGTTGACTCGTCTGGCAATGTCGGTATCAATGACACTACGCCGTCGTACACGTTGGATGTCAACGGTGACATCAACGCCACCGGCGACCTACGCATCGGCGGTGCTGCAATCGGGACATACACCGACTATTCCTCGTCGGTCACGTTTGGAGGTTTCACCAAAGGAACGTCAACTGTCGTCGCAAAATATGCCCGAGTCGGAAAGTTCGTGCATTATTGGGGTTATGTCATTACACATAGTGGTTTCTCTATGACAGGGCCGCTAGATGTGTCGCTGCCAATCGCCGCAACTGGAGGAATTCTCACAACCAACTCTCCGTGTTCGTTTTACGACGGCTCAACCATCACTTGGGGAACCGCGATCAATCTGGGTGGGAGCACGATGAGGCTCGTTACTCATGCAGCGGGTGGCACATATGCGTTCAACGCTGATGTTGCCTCCAATGTTCCCTTCACATGGGCGACCGGCGACGCTTTCTACTGGAACCATTACTACGAGGCAGCATGATGAGACTAAACATCACCCCGTATCTCACCGCTGATGGCGCGCCCGTAGAGCATTGGATTTCACAGATGCGTCTGCACCGTGATCGTTTGTTGGCGCAGTCGGATTGGACACAGGCTCATGACGACCCGACGGGTAGGCGTGACGAGTGGGCAACCTATCGGCAGGCTCTCCGTGATTTCCCTGCGACATGGACTCCCGGCCCTGAAGCAAACTTTCCTGAGCCTCCGGGGGGTGTGTGATGGCTACGAATTTTCCTACCAGTCTGGATAGTTTGACGAATCCGGCTGCTGGTGACAGTTTGTCGTCGCCGTCGCATAGCGCGCAGCACGCGAATGTGAATGATGCTGTGGAAGCCCTTCAGGCGAAGGTAGGTGTGGATGGTTCCGCTGTCACGTCGTCGTTAGATTACAAGGTTGCCAACCAGGGTTTGACGTTGGTGAAGGCGCAGACGATTGGTAGCGGTGTGTCATCGGTGACCGTCACGGATGCGTTCTCATCGACGTTTGATAACTACCGCATCGTGTTCGACATTGACAGCGGTAGCACATCGTCCGGGTTGCAGTTTCTTTTAGGGTCTGCAACAACCGGTTACTATTGGTTCGAACTGCAAATAACGACGGGTGGAACTATTGGCGGTACTGGTGGGAGTAATGACTCGTCTGCGAAGATAGGCACGGTGCGATCTTATGGCGGCGGCGGCGTTATGGAAGTTTTACAGCCCAACAAGGCACTTCGGACAAGTTTTGCGTGTATTGGCACAGACAAATCTGGTGACCCATTTCGTGACAGCCGTGGCTACAAGGCCGATACGACGGCGTACACATCGTTCACCATCCAGCCCAACGTGGGAACTATGACGGGTGGGAAGATCAGAGTTTATGGGTACAACGATGGCTGAGTATTGGACACGCGACGAACTAGTAGCCCTGTACCCTGACGGCACCGTGTCGGTGCAGGTCGATGACGACGTACGTCCGATGACGACCGACGAATGGTCAGCATGGATCGACGGCCAAGTCGGCATGGAGAAAACCGTGGACGGTGAGGGAGCCATCTAATGGCACGCCTCTACGAATCCTCCACCGACTACGAAGAACACATCACCTACGCCGGTGCGACCATCGCCGACGACTACGACAACCCCGACTACCTATACGACCGGGAACAACTCGCATACGACGGCGGCACCACCGACATCCAAGGCGGCTACTCGTCCACCGCAATCACCTACGCCAGCGCAGTCAACGGATACAACGGTTCCAAAACTGTCACCTCGACAGCAACAGGCACAGGCACAGGTGCAGGAACCGGCACCGAAGTAGTTGTCAAACTCCGCACCGCCACAGGAACCGGAACAGGCACCTCAACAAACGTACGAGTCATCGTCAGGTTCCGCACCGCCACAGGCACAGGAACAGGCACCAGCCTCAACGCGATCCTGCACGAACATTTACGCACCGGCACAGGTGCAGGATCAGCAACTACCGGCGACCAAGCAACCGGCCTCCACATTCATCCACGCACCGGCACAGGATCTGGCACCGGCACAGCGGCGACCACATCACGCCGCCTCTACCGACGCCTCGCCACCGGCACCGGCACAGGAACCAGCAACGTCGAATACGTCCGTCTCTACCTGTTCCGCACACCCACCGACAACCAGGTGGATTTCACCGGCAGCGACTACTACCACGGCAACATGATCCCCGCCAACCGGCTGATCTGGCAGCTGTACCGGCATTACACCCCCGGCCCACGCGGACGTAACGTGTGGAAACTTACTGACGGCACCTACACCGAGAACCAGCCACCAGACGATACCGATATCGATATCATCTACCTCGGCGGTCACGACCATCATGTTGACGAGACAGAACGCGCAGCGTTGATCGCAGCAGGCTACGGCGACTACGTCAACTAAACTGTTCCACATGAAACATCGTGAAACCCACCCTGGTCTTGACGTTGACGGCTGTTTCGGTTGCAGGATCGCAGGGGTCGCGTTCTCCGCGTCCTCGATGCCGTCCCGTAAGATCGCCAGTAACGACATTGATGCGACGGAGCGTCGCTGGTCGAAAGACATGGACGCATACAAACGGTTGAAACAGGACGGTTTACAGCCCGCAAAGATTGACGGTGCTGCCGAGATCGAGAAGAAGGCCGATCATCCGTCACAGGTCGTTACAGGCATCTTGTAGTACAATAGGCGCATGGCTGTGTACCGTGGCAAGCAGGTTGAGTTGAACTCGCCTCGCCGTATCCGCAAGGGTGAACCGGGCTACGGCCGTAAGAAATCTGTCGTCTATGTGAAGGACGGCGCGAACGTGAAACGGGTGACGTTCGGTGATCCGAACATGAAGATCAAGAAACAAGATCCTGCCCGCCGTAAGAACTTTCGTGCCCGTCATAACTGTGACACTCCTGGCCCGAAAACGAAGGCACGTTACTGGTCGTGCAAGGCGTGGTGAGCTGATGCCGGCGAAGAAGAAAGCGTTCTGGGATACGAAGAACCCGAAGAAGAAGTCGTCGTCGTTGTCGCCTGCTCAGAAACGTGCTGCGAAGGCGCGTGCGAAGAAGGCGGGTCGCCCGTATCCGAACCTTGTCGATAACGCCGCTATGGCGAGAAAGAAGAAGAAGTGACATGGCTATGTACGGTGGCATGAAGTACAAGAAGGGCCGCAAGGGCGGTTCAACCCAGTCAAATGGCCCCGGTTCGTGGTCGTTCGGCCCTGCTTTGTCCAGCGCAGAATCTAACTTCAAGGCGAAGAAGCGCAGGAAGTGACGACCGCAGGCCAACTCATTGACCGCGTCTCTGGCGAACTGCTAGCGGGGACGGTCGAGGAACGCAACAAGCTTGCGTCCGGTATCGACGCTTCAGCCACGTCGATCACTTTGACGTACTCGTTGCAAGGTGTCCGCGAAGGCGGTGTCTTTGAGATCGGCCAAGAGTTGTTCTACGTTTGGACAACGAACAGCACATCGAAGACCGCTGTTGTGGAGCGCGGTTTCGGCGGCACTACTGCTTCAACGCATGATGCCGGTGCGATTGTGACGGTGAACCCACGGTTCCCTCGGCATCGGGTGATGAACCAGTTGAACGCCGATCTTGCTGATCTGTCGTCGCCGATGAACGGCCTGTTCCAAATGAAGACGTTGGATGTGAACTACAACGGCTCTGACCGTATGGTGAACCTGACGGACACCACCGACATCATCGATCTGTATGACGTGCGTCTCCGCTATCTGAGCGACGATTACCCGGTGATCCGTTCGGTGCGTTTGCTGCGTGACATGCCAACCTCAGATTTCGCGTCCGGTAACGTGCTGGTGTTTGATTCGCCTGTGCGTGCCGGGAGTGTCCGTGTGATCTATAAGGCACCGTACGGCCAGTTCTCGGCCGAGTCGGACACGGTCGCCTCGGTCGGTGGCACCGACACGTTGGATGATCTGTTGGCTATCGGAGCGCAGATGCGTCTTGTTGCCCCGCGTGAGGTGAAACGGAACTTCACCGAGTCGCAGGGTGACACTCGTCGTGCGGAAGAAGTGCCGTCTGGTGCGGTTGCTAACTCGATGATTCAGTTGCAGCGTTTGCGTCGTGACCGCATCCAAGCCGAGGCGGCACGGTTGAACCGTCAACACCCGATCCGTATTCGGAAGTAGGCGGCTATGTCGCTGACCACGTTCACCACCGCTTATACGGGTGGCCCGACGTTTTACACAGGTAACCCTGGTAACTCGGATCTGGTGCCGGACATTTTCCCGGTTGCTATTGCGGGTCGTGCGTACGCTTTAGATATGGCGTCTGGCAGGTATGCCCGCACGTTTGAGGCGCGTCTGCGTGAGTCCAGCGACTTCTCTGATATTCCTGGTGAGGCTGCGATCAACCCGCAGGGGTTGTGGCGTCGAGGCCAGTCGTCGTGGCATTTCGGTATGAATCAGCCGTATGGTGATTTGCCGGATTCGTTCCCGCAACGGTTCTATCAGTCGTTGGGTGTGGACGTGTGGACAGACGGCGAAGTGTCGTTGTTGAAGAACACGTTCCTCGCGCAGACACATACCGGCACGAACATGTATCTAGAGCTGGCTGGCGGGGAACTGTGGTACACGGACGGCAGCAACATCTATTACACCGACGACCCGTTCGCCGGCACCCCTACCGCGATTTCGTTGGGTGCGACAGTCCGGCATACCACTTCTGACGGCGTCAACGTGTACGCCACGGTTGCCGGCACGGGAGCGACACAAGGTTTGTTGAAGGTGTCATCTGCGACGCATACGTCATCGGTTGCCAGTTACGGACATGAGTACGGTGTGGTCGAGTTTGTGAAAGGCCGGCTGTTTGTCGGCGGAAACTCCACGAACGAACTGTGGGTTGACCCGACTGGGAACAGCCCGCCCGCCGACTACGACTCTTTCCCTGACGATCTCCGCTGGGTTGATTTCGCTGCCGGCCAGAACGCGATCTACTGTGCCGCGAACATCGGCGACAAAGCCCTCATCTACAAAATCACTATCGCGTCTGACGGCACTCTCGACACGCCTGTCGTCGCAGCAGAACTACCTAAGGGCGAAACGATCTACTCGATGTCCGCATACCTCGGGTATGTGCTGATCGGCACGAACGAAGGACTTCGGTACGCGACATCTGACACGCAAGCGAACCTGGTGCTTGGCCCGACAATCCCGTCGCCGAACCCGATTCTGTGCGCCCACGGCTACGACCAGTATGTTTGGGTGGGGGTCACCGATTACACCAGCGAGTACACCGGCACCGGACGTGTTGATCTTGGTCAGCTCGTAGATGCCGGTCTTCCCGCGCACGCACCCGATCTGATGTATGCCGGTCAGGGCGACGTGCTGTCAATCATCACGTTCAACGGTCGCCGGCTGTTCACCGTGTCAGGCGTCGGCATTGTTGCCGAACATGCGAGCGAACTGATGCCATCCGGTTACATCGATACGGGTGTGTGGCGGTGGGGTATCCCCGACAACAAATTCTTGGCGTTCTTCGACCTTGACTTTGAACCGTTGAAAGGCACCATCGAAGCCGAATTTGAGTTCGATTCCGGCACACGCACCTCGTTGGGCACAGCGAACCGTCAAGGCACCACCTCGTTCACAATGACAGGTGTTGACGATTCGTTCCGTGAGGCGCGTTTCATTGTGACGTTGAACCGTGACGCCGATACCGCGTCTGAAGGGCCGGTGTTGTGGCGTTGGCAAGCCCGCGCTGTGCCTGCCCCGACACGGTCAGAACTGTTCCAAATCCCGATCCTGTTGCACTCCCGGTTGTATTGGAAACACCGCGAATACTTCTTCGATGTGGATAACGAACTGGAGTTCTTGCGTGGCCTTATCCACAACCCTCGGATTGTTACGTTTCAGGAAGGCCCACGCACCTACAAGGTGATTGCTGAGAGTGTAGAATGGGTTCCTGTAGATTCGCCGAATGACAGTTATGTGTTCGATGGCACCGCCACCGTCACGTTACGGTCGCTAGTGGAGTAAACGATGGCTAAGACCCGCAGAGCATATGAAGGCGCAGGCGCGTCAACGACGTTGGACGGCGATTTCGTTGCCGGTGCTACGAATTTGACGGTTGCTGCTGCTACCGGCTGGCCGTACGGTTCTGACCCGTTCTTCATTGTTGTTGAGCCGGGAACGGCGAACGAGGAAAAGATTCTCGTTACCCGCACTAACTCAGGTGATTTGTCTTTGTCGGTGTCTGGTTCGCGTGGCGCGGACGGCACGACAGATGTGAGTCATGCTGATAATTCAACTGTGTATCCGGTGTTCACCGCTGCTGACGCTGATGAGGCGAACGAACTGGCGTCGACGTGGACAACGAAGGGCGACATTGTTACGCATGGCGCATCCACGTTTGAGCGTTTGGCTGTCGGCACCGATGGCTACGTTTTGACTGCCGATTCTGCTGCTTCTGGCGGTTTGGCGTGGGGTTTGGTGGATGACGCTATCGCGGACGGGGCGATCACGGCAGCGAAGATCGCTACTGGTGCTGTCGGAACTTCTGAACTTGCTGATGATGCGGTCACGAACGAGAAGATTGGTGTTGGCGCGGTTGGCACAACGGAACTTGCTGATGATGCGGTCACGAACGAGAAGATAGGTGTTGGCGCGGTTGGCACAACGGAACTTGCTGCTGACGCGGTCAATGGCGACAAGATCGCTGATGATGCGATCGGTAGCGAACACATCGCCTCTGGCGCAGTCGGCACCGCAGAGATAGCGACCGGGGCGGTCGGTAGCGACGAGATTGGTACTGACGCGGTTAGCACAGACAAAATCGCTGACAATGCGGTTACTTATGCGAAACTTGAAAACGCTGCTGGGCATACCGTGTTGGCGCGTGTCGGCGGGACGGCTGGTGATCTATCAGAAATTGTTGCGGGTACGAACAGCGTTCTGCGGAGGGACGGGACAGGCAACTTAGCGTTCGGCACAATCGACGGCGGTCACATCGCTAACAATTCTATTGACTCCGGTCATTACGTTGACGGCTCAATCGACCGGGAGCATCTCGCAGCCGACATTGTCAATGGCGACAAGATTGCTGACAACTCGATCAACTCTGAGCATTACGTTGACGGATCAATTGATGCCGAGCATCTGTCTAGCAACTCTGTGGAGACAGCAAAAATTGCCGACAACGCGGTCACTACAGACAAGCTGGCGTCTGGGCAGCGTTTGAAAACCGGATATCAGAACGTCACTTTGGACGGCCAAGGAGAAGCCAGCATCGCGCACGGTCTTGGTTCCGCAGCGTTGAGCAAACCTGTTTTCGTCAACACTTATGGGGAACAATCAAACAGCAACGACACGCTTCTCGTCGCTGTCGTCCATAGTGTTGATTCAAACTACATCAACATCCGCATGTATGAAACGGACGGCTCCACAACGAGCAACAGCGGGCACACCGTCAGCAGCGTCACAAGCGCGATCGCGGCTGTTAGTTGGATGATTATTTACTGATGGCTACCTACAAGTACGGGTACGGATCGGCACGTCGCAGCCTCGCCGAACTAGAAACCAACCCCAAATGGAACAAACTGCACCCCGAGTTCCGTCGTCGTCTCGTCGCCCTGTTCGACACAGCCCGCGAAGAAGGCACCGACGTAGGGATCGGCGGCGGCTACCGCTCCAGCGAACGCCAGAAAGCCATGTTCCTCTCACGGTACGTCCAAGACCCAAACGGACGCACCCGATGGGACGGCAAACGGTGGACAAAGAAACGCGGAGTCGCATCCGCTGCCCCTCCTGGCCGTTCCTACCATGAACCCACCGACAGCAAAGGCTGGTGCTACGCAGCAGACCTCGTCGGCGACCTCAAATGGGCGAACGCGAACGCACATCGTTTCGACCTGCTGCATTTCGCCAACGTCAACTCGGAGCCGTGGCATTTCCAACCGATCGAACTACCCAAGTCACGGTTCCGGTACACCGGCCAAGTTCTAGAAGTGTGGAACCCGCCGGCACCCCCGAACAATTTCACCCCCGACCCCGTCCGACACATCACGAAGGATCTCGACATGCGTCTTGTCAAGCCTGCCCGACTTTACGACTCCCGCCAGAAAGACGGCCCGTTCAAAGCGAACGAGACACGTCGTATCCGTATCGCCGATGTGTCAGCAGCGTTCGTGAACATCACAGTTGTTCCGTACGGCGGTGGTCATGTGACAGCGTGGGATGGTGGCGACATGCCGAACGTCAGCAACGTCAACTTCTGCGACGAGGCTGTGTGTAACACGTCGTGGGTGCCGGTGTCCGACGGGCACATCATGGTGCATGTTGCCAACGCGAAAGCCGACGTAATCATCGACCTTCAAGCGACCGCGTAGGAGCTGCCATGAACCCCACCAAAATTGTTGCCCGTCTCGCCGCCACCTTCGTTGCAGCGTGCATCCCGAACGGTGCTGTCGGCATCGCCCTCGACGTGGAACTGTGGAAGGCTGCTGCCATGTCCGGCGCGGTCGCTGTCCTCGGTGTCGTGCAGGCTCTCGCCCAGTCATACCGTGACGGCGACCTGACGATCGAAGAAATCGAACAGGCTTTCGGAGAAAAGTGAGTCTCCGATGCCAGTTTGGCTGACGATCATCCTCGCCATACTGGCACCCGGTGGTATCCTTGTCACCCTTGTTCAGTTGAAGAAGGAAAACGCGAGGGATCACGCCGCGAACTCTGCGAAGCTGGATCGAGTCATTGAGGTTTCCGAAGACACTCGGGAACGACTCAACGATCACATCGATTACCACTTGAAGCACGGCCGCTGATTCCTCCCAAAGAGGAAGGCGACCCATGCCCCAAGATGTATACCTTGACGCAGCCCATTTCTTGACTAGAGTTGTGCCCAGAGGCGCAGACGAAGCGCAGCGTCTCTGTCACATCATCAAGATATTGGAGGGACATGGGACTCGCGGAAGCACTACAGGCCGTACCGGAACCAGAACCGCTGGTGCGGTGCAGGATCTACTATCTGCGTGAAACGCTAGAAGGCGAAGACCTTCAGGTTTTCAACGACACACTCACCAAACTGGTGTCTATTCCTGGCAATGACCGTAAGAACGGCAAGTCGGGTTTGACGGCACGCTGGTTGTCGGACGTGTTGAAAGCGAACGGGCACGACATTTCGTCGTCCACGATTCAACGCCACACCGCTGGGAGGTGTACTTGTGGCGTTATCTGACGACATGAAAGCCGGCCCTCCCCCTCCGAAGAAAGAGGTGTTGGGGAAGATCGCTCACCTGTTGGAACGCAACGGGATCGATGTCGAGGAAGTCGGCAAGATTCAACGTGTCAACGTGTGGCAGGGTTTCTACAAAGATGACGAGGGGGAGGCGCACACGGTCGATATGGCTGGGTTGTCGTTCTCTCCGTCGTGGGAGGACGGCCCCGAGTGGAACCCAGTGTCCCAGTCACCGCCTGTCAAATGCTCTGTAAGGCCTCTGAAAGGCGTTGTACGCCCCGAAGGCTACAAGACCGCTGTGATTGTCCCCGACGTACAGATCGGCTATTACAGGGCTACTGACGGCGAACTTGTCCCAACCCACGACGAGGCAGCGGTGTCGCTCTGCCTGTCAGTAATGCGGGATATCAGCCCTGACCTTGTTGTTCTTGTCGGCGACAACATCGACCTACCCGAGTTAGGTAAATACCGTACAAGCCCCGCGTTCTCTCTCACCACCCAAGCGTCCATTGACCGGGCTGCTGTCTTCGCTGCTGAACTGCGTGCCTGCGCCCCAAACGCCGAAATCGTCTGGCTAGCCGGCAACCATGAAGAAAGGCTAGTCAACTATGTACTCGACAACGCGAAAGCTGCGTTCGGTATCCGTCGAGGCAACACTCCAGATTCTTGGCCTGTTATTAGTGTGCCTTATCTCTGCCGTTTTGACGATCATGGCATCGAGTATCTGGCTGGCTACCCTGCATCCAGCTTTTGGATCAACAACAAACTCAAAGTCATCCACGGCAACCGTGTCAAATCGAACGGGTCAACGGCGCATCAGTATCTCAACAGCGAAAGCAAGGTATCTGTTATCTACGGTCATATCCATCGCCGTGAGTGGGCTGAGAAAACCCGTGAAGATTGGGATGGCCCCAAGACGATCCTTGCGGCGTCGCCTGGAACCCTTGCCCGAACGGACGGGGCTGTCCCTTCGACTCGCGGCGGGATTGACCTCGACGGTCGCCCGTTGACGGTGGTGGAGGACTGGCAGCAAGGTTTCGCTGTCGTGTCGTATGGGGAAGGCGACGGCCAGTTCTGGTACGAACAGATCCCAATTCACCACGGACAGACCTTCTGGCGTGGCAAACTATATAACTATGGCCCCACCGAAGGTTCCTAAGCCGAAACGCTCCGCGAAGTACTACCGGGACAACCCAGAAGCACGACGTAAGAAAGCGGAGTACGACACAAAGTTCCAGTCGAAGCCGTCTCAGAAGAAGGCGAAACGGGAACGCGCCAAGTTCCGTCGCGAGAAGGGTGTGATGGGCAAGGGCGGTAAGGATGCGTCGCATACACGATCCGGTGGGATGGTGTTGGAGAACGCATCGAAGAACCGTGCCCGCAACAGGGGGAAGAAATGAGCGAGGCTGTGTACGAGTGCGTGCGGTGCGGTGCCATCGTTGTTGGTGGCCGTAAATGCTCTGCGTGTGGCGGCAAACTGATCCCGTACGAGCCGTTCTGATGGGCGAATCTGTCTACGACGAAGACGACGAGACGTGGCCGATTGTCGTTTGTCAATGGCGTGACGCTGCATCGGGTGGCGAGGGTGGCTGGGTCGACACCGCTACCTACGACCCCCAAGAAACCCATGTGTTGACGGTCGGCTGGGTGTGGCCTCAATGCTTAGAAGGTCACCTGACGATCGTGTCGTCCGTTATCGGCATCCCGAACGATCCTGACACCGTCGGCGAGATCACCCATGTGCCGCTGGAGAACGTCTGCTCGGTGTACTCGCTCGCAGCTCACCTGCCGGTCAACTGGTTTGACGAGAACTTTTAGACTTGACACGCTGTCACACCCTCCTGTAATACTGTAGCCAACCCGCTACACAGGAGGAACCTATGGGTGCAACCATCATCAAACCGCTGCACGGCAGCATGGAATGGCTGAAGCTCCGCCACCGGGACGACACCGGCTGGCCGGTCGTGTCCGCATCAGACGCAGCAGCAGTCCACGGCGAGCACCGTTTCAAAACGAAATACGGCCTCGGCATCGACAAGCTGGCCGACGAACCAACGGTCACCGAAACGAACCGTGCGATGGAACGCGGCAACCGCCTAGAAGCCACCCTGCTGAACTGGGTTGGCGACGAAATCGGCGAACGAGTGTTCCACCCTGACCGCATGTACGTCTTCCAAGAACGCGGCGCGTCAATGGTCGCCACCCTCGACGGGTACATCGGCAACAACCCGTTCCTACCCGACGCCATCGTAGAAATCAAAACCTACTCCGGTGTGTTCGACCCTGACGGCGACTACGGCGACGGATACGGCCCCCTGCCGGCCTACTGGCATTGGCAAGGCGTACAGCAGTCGTTGTGCTGCGACACCGACGAGGTGATCTGGGGCGTGTTCGACAGCACCCTCGATCTAAAGATCTACCGTCAGTACGTCACCGAGGTAGATCGTGGACGGCACATCGCAGCGGTCGCAGATTTCTGCCGGAACATCGCTGTCGGGTTCCTTCCCGATGATTGGCAGGCGAACTACAACGACTTCGCATCGAAGCCTGTCAGCGAACATGTTGCTGATCTAACCGATCTGTCATCGGTAATCGCCCAGTTGCGCGAGGTACAGGCAGAGAAGCGTGAACTCAACGAACGTGAGGACGAGCTGAAAGCCAATTTGGCGGCAGCGATGGATGGTGCTACTGTTGGCACCGTAGACGGCCAGGAGGTGGTCACATGGAAGCAACAGTCACGGATCTCCTTCGACGCGAAGCGGTTCGCCTCGGAGCATCCCGATCTACACAAGCAATACCAAACCAGCAGCACCTACAGGGTGATGCGAACGAAAGGAACCAAGTAATGGAAGACAAACTGGCAACCATCTTCGACAAGTACGGGTCACCTGACCCGAAGTACATCGAACATCTGCCGAAGGGCGGCACAACCCTGGACTTCATCGGTCATGCGCGTATCACGCAATGGCTGTTGGAGATCGACCCGCTGTGGACTATCGAGCCGGTCGCGTTCGATGAGGGCGGTCTGCCTGCCCGTGTGAAGCACGGCAACATGGTGCAAGCAGGGTTCTGGATGACTGTGTGCGGTCACCGCCGATACTGTGTCGGCTCTGTCGAGGATCGCAAACCAGACATCGGTAAAGAACTGTTGTCGGACGCGATCCGTAACGGCGCGATGCGTTTCGGACTGGCACTCGACCTATGGTCAAAGCTTCCTCTCGGTGAGGAACCTGCACAGCCCGCACCCGTCAAGAAGACCGTGAAGAAGACCGCAGCGAAGAAGACTGCTGCACCAGCACCCGAGGTGTCCGACGACGAACTTGTCGATCCGGCCACCATCGGAAAATTCAAGGCAGCGTGTGACCTCAACGGTCTGTCACAAGATGAGGTCGCCCAACACGCCGGCGTGAACCTCAACCACGTCACCCTCGGCGACATGGATGCCCTCCGTGCGTCGTTCAAAACCCTGAAGGAGCAACTGTCATGAACAACATCACGGTCACAGGCAACGTGGGGCGCGACCCCGAACTGAAGTACAGCAACGCCGGTATGGCAATCCTCAAGTTCTCTGTTGCGGACACCCGCAACAAGGGCGACGAGAAAGTCACCCAATGGTGGAATATTGTCTGTTTCAAGGAACTCGCAGAGAATGTTGCTGCGTCGATTGGTAAGGGCACCCGTGTCCAGGTGATCGGCAAGGTGCAACGCGAGAAGTACGAAGACAAGGAAGGTAACGAGCGTGAGCGCATCGAGATCCTTGCTGACGATGTTGGCATCTCGTTGCGTTGGGAACCTGCCGGCGAGTCCGCTCCTGTGCGGGGCGAGCCTGTGCTGCGTGGCGCACTCATCGTGACAGACCCGAGCGAGGAACCATTCTGAGCGATGGGCAAAGACACCAAAGAATGGCATTGCGCCGTCTGCGGGCAACGCCTCACAACCCACCGCAAAATCATCGGCAAACCAGTCCACACCTGCGCGGCACGACCGGGGAAACGCCGATGGGAACTTGATGAGGTGACCCATGTCTAAGAACAAGGCCAAAGGCACAGCGTTTGAAACAGACATCGTCCGTTACCTGCGCGAGTTCGGGTTCCCGTATGCGGAACGTCGTGCCCTCTCGGGAGTCCACGATTTGGGTGACATCACGGGCACACCAGGACTCGTCTGGGAGTGCAAGAACCATCAGACCCTGAAACTGTCTGAATGGCTCACCGAAACAGAAGTGGAACGCTTCAACGCAGGAGCCGACTACGGGATACTTGTGGCGAAACGGCGTGGTAAAAGCTACCCCGGCGAACAGTATGCGATAATGACACTCAGTTCATTAGTCCAACTGTTAGTCGAGGCCGGCTATGGCGTACCGTGAAACCTATTACCCTGCTGGTGAGCATGGTCTCCATGTTTACCGTGGGTTGCGGTCAGGCTACGACGATCCCCTCATCGGCACCTGTGTGGACGCTCCCCGCGACGGAAGCAACTACGACTACCTCTGCCCCACCTGTGGACGTTACAAACCCTGTAAACATCATTGCCCCAAGTGCGGTAGAAGACTCCCCTGCGTCTTCCACAACTAGCACCACAACGATTCCCGGTATCGACAATGCGCGATACCCGAGGCTACTCACCCTCGCGCACAGCATCGGCTGGCCTGCCGAATGGCTCCCCACCCTCGACACCATCATCCACGGCGAATCCCGAGGCATCGCCGGACTCAACGGGTCAGGCGGGCTAGGCATCACCCAAGTCGAATGGATCATCTGGGGTGACCTCGCCAACGAACTCGGCCACAGCCGTGCCGACGTGCGCGACAACAACGCAGCCAATTTGGAGGTGGCACTCGCCATCGCCTACATTGCGTTAGACCATTACGACCATTGGTGCCAACCCTGGTACCCATCACTTGGAAACTACAGGAACTACTGTTGAACGAACATCAAGTAACTCTGCCCTCTGCCCCTGAATACGACGAAAAAAATCAAGAGTGGCGAACCCGTGCAGCTTGCAAAGGTATGGACACCGAACTGTG